TACATCGCTCTGTGGCGCACACCAACCCCCCCCAACCCCCCCCCCCCCCGCGCCGCCCGCCGTTTTCGTCGCCGCGCGGCTCTCTCTTTTTGGCGGTGGCGCCACCCATTTGGGCCAATCGCTGGGGACTCAACCGATCCAGCCCGAGGATTGCCGCCGCTGCCCTGGCATAGACGCGGCAGTCCAGCGGTTCGTTGCGCTCGTAGCGTTTAACCCATTGCAATTTCCGATAACCTCGCACCACCTTGACGACCTGCTCCTCGGCGGTAAGTCCGCGAAAATAGTGCTCGTCATACTCGGGAAAATGGCAATAGTTCGGCGGCGGTACGCCGTTTTCGTCTTTCTCCAACCGCAGGTGGGCGTATAGCTCGGTTTTTAGGAACGACACGCCGATATTCCACTGGCGCATCTTTCCGACCTTTTTACCCGCCTTGGTGATGTCCACCTGCTTGGGCGGTGAAAAGGCCATGCCGAGATGATCCTGTCCCTTGATCGGTATGACGCGATCGCCGACGAACCGCCGGCAAAAGGTATAGACATGCGTCGTGTTGTAGCCGGTGTCCACTGCCATCATTCGGATGGGAAACTCCATGCCGTCCTTGCGCGGCCACCGCTCACTCACGACGGCGGCCAAATCGTCCCACACGGCGGTGCCGGCCGTGTCACCCTCGATTACGCGGTAGTCGATCGAGTAGCTGCGTTTGTCGGCGCACCAGCCGACGACCTCCAGCTCCAGGCGGTCGCGCTGCACGTCGACACCGGCGGTGAGGAAACACACATCGGCGGGCACGTGGTTGGTCTTGTAATGCTCGCGGCGGTTGTATAGGTTTTTGAACGGCGGCGCCTCTCCCTTTTCCGCCCACGTCTGTCCAAGGGTGGTGTTCACGAAAACCTTCAACTTGCTGGGGTTCTCCTTGGCAGCGATGAAATCACGCGCAATCTGCTCCCAGCTATGCCATCCGTATGGCGAATAGAGGCTGTTAATGTGGAATCCGATCACGTCATAGTTAACCTTTTCCGGCTTGGCAGGTACCCACTCGCCGTTTGCCAACATGGTGATCTTATGACGCTCGGCAATCAGCTCTCCGCAATGGTCGCATTTGTATTTCGCCGTTTCCGGGTGCCCCTCCTCCCATTTGAGGTTGGCAAACACCAACGGCTGCATAGCGCCGCAATGCGGGCACGGGACATGGTAGTAGTTTTGATCGGTTTCTAAAAACTCCCGCTCGATCGCCGAAAGTCCCTCGATTGTCGGGGTACTCAACATGAAAATTTTATGGTTGGGAAAGGTTCGGGTACGGGCGATCGCCAAGTCGATAGGCGAACCCTCGCCGTCCAAGTCCTGCGGATATGCGTCCACCTCATCCAAAATCAAATTCCGGATAGGGACCGACCGCAATCCCGCCGCGCTGTTGGCGCCGACCATCAGCAGCAGGCCGCCGGGGAAATTCTTTTGCGTGATCGTGTTGTTGCTGTCCCTACTCTTGGCCGGCGCCACGCGCTGCTTCAGCTCCGGGCAATTCTCGATCAGCGGGTCGATGCGCCCCTTGGACAATCGTTCGACCATTTTGTCGGTTGGTTGCACGAACATGGTGGGCGCCGGCGCTATGTGCATGGAATAGCCTACAAAATTGCTGGCGCCCTCGGTTCCGCCAATCTGCGCGGCCTTGACAAAGACAATTTTACGGTGCGGATCGTGAACGCTCAAGCAATCCATGATGTCGCGCAAGTAAGGGGTACGGCTCGTTCGGTACTGTCCCGATTCTGCGGAGCTGATCGGTGACAAAAACCGATATTTGTCCGCCCACTGCGACACCGTAATCCTGTCGAGCGGCCGCAAACCTTGGAAAAACTTGGTTATTTCTGTGAAAATAGTTGTCATTGGTCTATCCTTGTTTGAAAATCCGCGAGTTTTTGCAACGCATCGGCGATTGCATCGTAGATCGTGTTGTGAATGATGGCGCGATTATCCTCGGCCATGACCACATCTGTAATCCGGTCTGGGATCGCCAGCAGCGTGTCGCGTAATTCCTTGCCGGCGGCGAAAAGTTGGGCATTTATGCGCTCGCGCGACACCAGCGCCCCCTCTTTTTCCTGCAATTCCAGCTCTGCAATCCTTGCCTTGGCGATTTTTTCCTGTAATTGGGCATCCTCGTAGGTCATTGTAGGCGCGGCCGCAGCTTTGGCGGCTGGCTCCGGCTCGATTACCGTTTTGTCAAAGGTCTTGATGTAGCCGGCCAGAGCATTACGCACCTTGCGCTGGTTGGGGTGGGCGGAGTTCAGCGACTTGTACCAGCATACGGCGGCCTGCTGCGGGTTCAGATAATACGGAGAAGTCGCGGACGTCCCAACGATGTCCGCGAAATTGTCCGGTATATATCCGCGCTTTATTGCCGCTGTGATGGTCTTGGCGCTTATTCCGGTTGATTCCTCAAAATCAGATATTTTCACCCATCCCTTGGGCGCCCTTTTCTTCATTCAAATCGCTTGCTACCTGCTATGACAATTTTTTCCTACTGACTGGCGAAAAAATGCGGTGCCGACTACCCCCGATGTAGGGGGCCGGAAAGAACCTACAAAAAATATTCTTGCCCATACCTTTCACCCTCTTTATTGCCGTGCCGCGATCTTATTCACGCGGCTGGTTAATATACCGTGTACGCGGGCCGTTACCTCATTGCCCATGAACTCCGCCACGTCTGTCCGAACGTCCGGCGAAATACCCATCGTGAACGGCGAGGCCGTCATCAGCTCCGTAATACGCACCTTACCGCTGGCCGTCTTTTCTCGCCCGGGTACGAAGCCCACCCGCTTCTGATAGCGACCGCGCGAAAATACCCCCTTGTGCCCACTGGCCATGGTGGCGACAAAGGCATGCCGGATCATGGTCGTTTTACCCTTGTGGATCGCCACCGAAATAGACGATCCCGATTGCTTGGGCTTGAATGCGATAATCGGCAGTCGGCTTTCGTTTATCTTGATGCCTCCGTATAGGCTGCCGCTGTTGGCCTTTGGCGACACCACCGCCTGGCGTGATAGGTATTTCTGCGATATGTTGTATCGCTCCTTTATCCGCTTGTTTATGCGCGGGATCGAGCGTGTCAGCGCACTATTGACGCCTTGCGCCGTGCCGCGCAATATCTCATTGGGGGATAGCTTGCTGCGGAACTCGTTTTGGATCCGCTCGACCTCGCCGCGCTTTTCCTGTGTGATCTTGATCTCCATAACGTCAGATTATTGCATGGAAACGTCTGCCACGTGGTCGGCCGTCTCACCTCGTTCGTATTCTTTCAGCTTCTCGTCGATTTTGAGGTACAAATCCACCGGTTGGGGTGTCCGGCGCTTCAAATCCTCATACCACTGGCGCGATACGCCGGCCTCGCGGCATAACTGCGAAATGGACACGTTGGCCGCGTTCGCCCGCTGCCGGATGTCGTTCGCCAAGTCTTTGTCGCTTTTTTTCATAATCCAAAAAAAATTATAAATACATTGATTTCAACGCATTCCTGCACCTGCCATCTCTTTCGGCCCGCAGATGCAACTCCGCCATGTTCTGCTCGACATACTCCTGCACATTCGCGGGACACTTGCCACTCTCATACATGGCCAGTAGATACTCGGCAGGGACTTTCGCTATTACTTCGCCCTTGTAGCTGCCGAACGGCATACGGTCGGCCGTCTTCTGCTTCCGATCGGCAGCCTCGGTGTCCCTGCGTTGCTCGATGGCGGGCTTGTGCTCCTCAATGTACCGCGCTACACTTTCCGAACATTTGCCGTTCTCATGGAGCCATAGCAGGTAATCGGCGGGGACGCCCGACATGGGACGCCCCTTGTATTTGCCGTATGGCATGGCGCTGGTGTCTGTCAGCCTCCACATAGTCAATAGCGTTTCCCGTGCTTATATCCTCGGCCCTCGTTGTACTGCATTTTCAGCAGAACGTGCATTTCGAGATCGATGCCGAGTGCGGTGGATAAATCAAGCAGGCGAATAGTCGCGTCGGCCAGCTCGTCCTCGAACGTGTCTTTAACGTGTACCTCGAACTTTTCACGGAACGGAAAGATTTCACAGGGTTCCTTATCGAAAAAAGCCGATAAGTCGGCCCGTTTGTTCTTACGATCGGCTTCCAGCGCCTCGGCGAGTTCCGAAACGGTCAGCATTAAAGCGCGGGGGATGTCGATCGGTTCATCGTGGAACCCTTTCGCTTTGGCGGTTTCAAATGCACGTCGCCCCAATTCTTTGAGTGTTAAATTTCCCATGATTATTTCATTTTTGAAAGGTTTTTACTCACATAATCCGTAAAAGCTCATGCAACTGGTCGCTGTGTCATCGTCGAACAGGCTGCCGGTCGCGTTCTGCCATTTGACATATTGTACTACATCGTTTATTGTCGGATATTTCTCGCCGCTGGTAATCGCGTGGGCGGGGATTTTATCCGGTCCAAAAAACGATGACTTCAGGTCATGCTCCAGCGTGGCAATCTGCTCGATGCGATCCGGAGATTGGCGGGAAATGTTCAGTATATCCCGCTGGCTCGCCATGACGCACGGCCAGCACCCTACACGTTTATAGCCCATCGTGTAGAGCGGATTGGGTTCAAGCCCCGCCGAGAGGATGTAGTCAATCACCTGCTGCGCCGACCAATCGAATACGGGACGCAGTAGATCGTCAGCGTATTGCTTTCGGAACACCCGCACGTCGTGACCGCGATAGGTGTGCATCTTTGGTTTGCCCGCTTTATCATAACCGTATGGCTCGAAATAGTACTTAAAGTACGTGCATTGCTTTGACATAGCCGCACGGTTCGGAGATTCCGCCGCGCGTATGCCTTGGATCATCAGTATATTATCCTGTACGTTGTCGAGCACATAGTCGATGCACGGCTTGGTTTTCAACTCTTGGGTACAGAATCGGGCACGGGTGGACGGCCAACGCTTTTTCTGCTTGGCCAAACCGACCATCCCATCATACTTGGGCGACTTGAGCGTTACGAGGTCGAGGTTTAGCCGGTCGGCGATGCGATTGATGTACTCGTAGGTCAGTGGATGCTCCCATCCCGTATCGCAAAACACGGTGGTAAAGTTGGTGGTGATGTGCTCGCGCACCCACAACAGCGCCGCAAGGCTATCCTTTCCTCCGGAAAATGTTACGATTATTTTTCATCTACCAAAGTGTTTTATACAGTTACAGATCGTGATTGTCGGATTGGCCCATTGCCGTTGAAACCGGCGCCAATCGGTTGAATATTTACCCTCAAGATCACGAAACAACATTGCCATTGGCATAAAACCGGCTCGCCACGCCTCGCCCATCCGTGTCTGTGCTTTCTCGAACGTGTCTCCCTTGTAACCGCACAACACATAACACCTCATCGAGTTGCTGGATTTGGTGAAACCTGCCTCGATAAGCATTTTGCCTGCCTCAACGAGCGGGTCCAGGTCGTTGGGGGTGTCGTAGGCGAAAAATAGCGATTGGGGATGTAACTCATGTATTCGTTGCGCCATCGTCGGGGTTAGCAACGCTGCCTCCAGTCCTCCGGTAAATTGCGGCTTGTGCGGCTGGCGGGCAAGCATGGCAAATACCTCGTCGATATGGCCCGGAGAGCAGGCCAGCAGGTTGTCATCGGTCAGAATCCAGCCGTCGGTAACTGGCAACTCTCGGAGCATTCCGCCCTCACGCTTGGGAACAGCGCAAAACCAGCATCGATTCGGACATCCTCGGCTGGTAATCACGTATCCGTGCCTCATGTACATACCAGGGATAAAATCGCCGCCCGGCTCATTGTAAGCGGGACCGCCGATCTTCACCGTTGCAACCGGCTCCCATTGTTTCGCCAGCCATTCAGCGATCGGTATGTCCCATGTGAACGTTACAGAAACGTGCACCTCGTCCGCTTCGTCGAAAAAGGACGGAGTTTCGCGGATACGTACCAGCTCGTCGGTTGGCGTAGCATTCGTCTTGGTTGGGAATACTCGTATTATCCGTTTTTTCATATCCATTTCAGAATAATTTTTGCTGCATTTGGTGATCGATCAATCTTCAATAACCCGCACGTAGGTATCGTTTATAGTTCGACCTATCTCTATCAACCTCAACGCGACCATTTCCTCCAATACGGCACGAAAAGCGGTGAGGGATTGGGAAAACCGCGTTTTCAGCATAAGTCCGTCGCGTATGACCAGAGCGTCGGCGGGCATCCTGTTTGTAGCCCGGCGGGTGCGTTGTACCTCGCGGACGTGGCGCCGTATCTCGGCGTGCAAAGGGTTGGCTGGTTCCATTTATTGCCCGCTTAATTTTTCAACGATCCGCATTTCTCGTTCGGATAACTCCCATACTATAGCCTCTTTTTTCACCGCAGCTCTTTCGGCGGTAACTCTTTCGGCGGCGGTATACGAGATTAAAAAACCGGATCCGTAAATCGATTTCCCGTGCTTTTTTTGGATGTCAAGCGCAGAGTGATGCACCATTTCCCGCTTGTCTATCTTTATCTCTCCCTTGTTTTTCACGATGTACGCTACATCCGAAACCGTCAGCACGCAGTCCGGGTATTTGTATTTCGGCAACTCCGCTTTCGGTGCCGAGCAAATGGCGTCGATCCCCTCATATAGCACAGGATCACCTATTACACCGGCTTCGCCGAACATATTGGACAAAAAAGATGTATTTACTTTTGCCCCGTTTTCGTAAACGATAGCGGCGCCGCATACGATCCGTGTACAGTCAAGGTCAGCGCTGAACAATGTCAGATGCGGAGCAAACAGGAAAAACTTGATCCCTCGTTTCAGATAGAACCGGACAATTTGAGAGACGATCGAAAAGGGCGGGTTGTCGATCACCACGCAATTATCGGGATAGACCAAGCTCTCGTAATCACCACCCGGATAGAACGGGCGGACAACGGTCATCCCGTCGATGTCGCAATGATCGGCTACATATTGCAAAACATAGTCGTACACCGCTGGAGGCGTATAGCAGTCGTCGGTCGTTTTCTTGGGATTGAATTTTTCCACAAAGCCCTCGTAATCGTCGAAAATACTTTTTTGCGACTTTCTGCGATTCGTGAACACGTGCTCCTCTTGGCCGAATAAATTTATACTTTTCATATCATGCTGCATTTTCAAAATCCAAAATCATACGCCCCAGTGCTTCGCAGATCACGCGGGCCATTGTAACCTCAACAGCGTTGCCGATGAACTTCTTCTGCTCGGCCTGTGTGCCTACCAGCTTGTAGTTGGCGGGGAAACCCATGATGCGTTTCAGTTCGGAAATCTTCAACATTCGCATCTTCACATCGACCAGCCCGTACAGCGCCATGAACTCCTTTATCTGCACCACGATCGGGCTGTCTGTGGTATATACCTCGTAGATCAGCGTATCGCCTTCGCGGCGGATGAACGGCGCGAGATGCTGCACGTCGTTCTCCGTTGTAACGATACTGGGCGGTCTTTTGTCCATCCGTGCGATCAGCGTGAAGCACGGGCGATCTATGGGTGCCCCCGCTGATGCGAATTGCGGGTTGAGTAGATAACGACCTTTACGGGGCGGTGTTTCCGCACAATACGTAACGAGATGGTGTTTTGGCGTGGGGGTTACAGTCCCGGCCGGCAACTCGACGGACGCGGTGCATCCATTTCCGTACTGCATATTCAGGAATCGAGGACGCACCAGTTGAAACCGGTCTTTCGTCGTGACGGTCGGGGCCGGCGCCTCGACGGGCGAGTTGTAGCCGTTGCCATAATATGCCGTCAGAAAATTGCCGGACACCAGTGCGTGGTGATCTACCGTCGTGATGGCGTGCGCCGGCCCGTCGATGCTGATGGCACGGTCGGCCGGTGATCCGCTGAAATGCTTGGCAAGGAAACACGCCTTTGCCACGCCGAGCCTGCTCTGCACCGCAACCGTCGGGCAAGGATCGTCGATACCGGGCGCAACGTACTTACCGCTTTGGCTCATGGAGTTGTATTTGACCATGAACGCCTCTTTGCCACCGGCGACGAACTTAACCAGCCCTGCGTAGATGCGTTCAAAGGTCGCATCCACCAGCGGCTTTTTGCGGCCGAAGATGCTGGCGCCCTCGTCGTGCAAATCGAGCACATCACGAACCGGGCGCCACTTTGCCCGGACATCGAACAGGTTGGGAGCGGGTTTCTTGGTGTGTGTCGGCGTCGGGAAAACGATGGGCAGTTGTCCGGCGGCGAAAATCCCGAAGAACCGGCGCCGGGAGGTGTAGGCCCCGAAGTCCGCCGAATCGAGGATGCGGTGGTCGAACCGATACCCTCCGTCCTTGCAAATGCAAGCCACCCATCGGTGGTAATCCTCACCTCGACGGGTTGCGTCGGGGACCCACACGGGGGCGATGGTACGCCGCTTGTGTTTGCCTTGGCCGACTGTCTTTATCTTCAGCGGGCAATAGGCGCCGTGCCCATGTGATGCCTCGACGACTTTCACCGCGAGCGGCCCCCACGTCATGAACTCCTTGACATTTTCGATTTGGATATAGTCGGGGCGCAGCGCGTCGATGTAGCGGAAAAGGTGCTCGGCCAGCGTGCGGCTGTCTGCGTCGCGGCTTTGGCCTCCTTTGGCGATCGAGAAGTTGGTGCATTCCAGCGATGCCCACAACACCACGCGGGCGGCGGGGTATTGTTTCCGTGAGACCTCGACATGGGCCAGTAGCCGGTCGAGGTTCAGCGTGCGGATGTCCTCGACAAAGTGCAGCGCGTCGGGATGGTTGGCCGCGTGCGAAGCGATCGCGTTGGCATCGTGATTGACGCATGCGATCACCTTGGCGACCTGCTCGCCGTGCAAGCGTGCCGCCTCAACGCCCGTGCTGGTACCACCGGCACCGCAAAAGAGGTCTATGTAGAGAAATCGGATCATAGCTTTTGTTTATCGGTTTTCGGTCAGCCGAGCCACAAGCGCGGCGCATTCGTCTTTCGTTCGAGGTAGCTCGATGGTGGTGGTGCGGCCAAGGTCGGCAAATAGGCGCTTCAACATCTTGATGCGGAGCTTGCCCTGCTGCGTCGCCACGCCCTTGGTGTCGATCGCCATGTCGTAATCCGGCAGGTAAAAGTCCAGCGTGTAGGTGATCGCCCGAATGGTCTCGCCGTTGTAGGTGAACGGCTCTTGCAGGGTGTAGCGCTTTTGGAACATAAACCCGATGCCGTGCGATTTCAGCAGGTCGTGCATGTAGCGTTCGAGACGGCTGTCGAAGACAACCCCGTCGGCCTCGGTCTTCACGGCATTGCGGACTTTGCGGTTCTCCGAAGGGACGGGCGCCTCAACCGGCCGTGCTCCGGTGCGCATCTTGCGCCGGAACTCCTCGGCGGTCATGCCGGTGCGTATCATCCTCCGGAACTCCTCGGCGGTCATGGTGTCGGTATTGTTGGTTGCTTTCGGCTTCATGCTTGCGGCCCCGTCATGTCGATTTTACGCTGCCAGTACTTCGTGCCGTCGGGCATTTGGAACATTTGGAAGTCGTCGCTGGAGGCGCGGCGACTATAAACCTCGTCGCACATCTCGTTGTACGTGTATTTGCGGCCCGTCGTGGCTTTACGGCTCTTGATGATGAAGTCGTGGGCCACGAACGAGGCGAACGTGGAGTAAGCGGATTTGTTCTTGTAGGCCCCTTTGTTGTCGATCTGTGCGATGATGCGGTTGATGTCCTCGGCGCTGAACTTGGCGAGGATGTCGCGGGCCTGCTCCTCGGTGAGCGGTTCGGCCATCATGGTGATCGCGGGGAAAGCGGACTCCAGCCAGGCAAGAAACTCGGCAGCTTGGTTTCCCCCCAAACCCCCTTTCCATTCAGTAACTACTGTGTGTGTTATTATATCACCATCAGAATCATAATCAATATCATAATCATGGTTTTTTTTGCCACGTTTGGTTTTTTCTGTTTCGTTTGGATATTTTTCAAACCGTTTGGTTTTTTCTGTTCCCAATCGGTTCTCCTTTTCGCCCACATTCTCGGTTTCATTCGTATTTCCGTTAAACCGTTCGGTTTTTTCGCTTTCCATTCGGTTATCTTCGTTTACGATTGGTTTATATGTTTCCGATTGGTTCACAGTTTCGGCGTCAGCTTTCTTCGGGCGCCCGCCTCGCTTCCCGTTCTCTCGGTTCTGCTGACATTTGGCATCGTACCTTTCCGAATATGAGTCTATCGAGGCCCTGATGAACTCGAAGCACATGGACGTTATGCCATCCAAGGATGGCATATCTTCTCCGGATGTATACGCAAAAAGCGCCGTCAACAAATCTCCCCGCTGCTCTCGGGATAGTAATTGTACCTGCGGGTAAAAATCGCAGCGTAAGATAAATGTACCTTTACCCGCATTTTCTTTGTTTTTCATACTCCAACCTTAAATTTCAATCTCTATTCTTCCGGTGCGTCCAACTCCCGACAAATGGCATCCGCAACTCTTACCGCCCACTGCGCCGCCTTTTCGGGTATGTGTCCGATCCCGCAATCATTCGATGCCATGATGCCCTGCAAGGCCATCCCCGCAAACCATTCACGGCGGGATAACTTTCGGGCGATTTTCTTGCCCCTCGGCGCCGGCGCGGTAATGTTTTGCGTCGCGGGATCCCGTTCTGTCTTTTTCGTCCAATTTTCGCAGTAATTTGAACCGTGGTTAATGTCGAGGCAGTTTGTCCTGTTTTTGTGATCTTCAGGGTATTCACATTCTCCGACTCCATTGGCATCCTCATTCTTGAAGCAAGCACACGATCCGCACACCTTTGTTCCGTTTTCCGTCGCCTTGTTGTACTCCGCCCTGATGTCGGCGGAACATTCGGGACATAGCACCGATTCATCGCTCGTGACGACCCACTCCTCATTGCAATCCGGGCATCCGTACTCCTCGCAATTATCGCATTGCACCAGCGGCATCCCGCACTCGGGGCATGTTTTTGGATTATTCATTATCGTAATGTTTTAGATATGACGGTAACATTTTGCAACCCAAGTCTGTGCAGCCGTTTCGGCCACCGCAAACGGCCTTACAAAGGGCTATTCCGGCTCGCACCCGAGCATCCTCCTCGGCGAGTTCAGCAACGTTTGCCATCGCCGTGCGTAGTTGCCATTTGGCGTGCTCTGACATATCTACTTCGAGGTGAGACATACATCCGTCGATAAACTCTTTTGCTCTTTCGCTTTTCATCTCTTTTTTAGGGTCAAAATGGGAAATCTCGTTGCTCCTCTGTCCGGCGCTCTCGGCAGGGCTTGCCGAGTGTGGCGGGGGAAAAGAGAGGGGGGGGGTGGGGACCGACATTCTTGGCGGGTCCCCACGGCGCCCGGCCC